ATGTAGAACTCTAATTCTGCATATCGATTAGAAGGTAAGGTTGAACCTGCAACTAATACAATATCATAACATCCTACAGCGAGGTCATTAAATATTTCAATTTCTTTTGTTTTGTCGTCATACAGTCTCTTGTTAATAACAAATTCATTCATTGAGTTATTAGGCTGTACTATTCTAAATACTTTCTCTTTTTTATATAATTGTTGTGCTAGAGGTAATAAAACTCTTGCTACTTGTGTCAAGCCTCCTTCTATATCTGCTAGCTTAGACTTTATTTTTCTTTGTCCAAATTCATCTAAACTGATAGTAGCTTTATAGGTTTGAGGAGCAACTTGACTATTTCCCATCATCATTTCATATAATCCTAACTGATGGTCTATATCTTGTTTTGCATCTAATTCATTTTTATATAATTCATTCGGCAATGGCATAGGTTGTACTGGCATTGGAGCTCCATTATCCATATCAACTGGAATAGCTACTCCTGGTTGAGCCCATTTTTCTTCAAATTCTTTCATATCTACACTGCCTTCTGGCACTAGTATCTTAATATTAGTACTAGTCGTAGCATGTGCGACAATCAGTGACCTTGTCTTATTAATATATTGTTGCAAATTCTTCACCATTCTTACATCAGAAACAGGATAAGGTGTCCTAGTATGTAGGTTGCAAAATGGAACAATAGGATAATGCTCAATTGGTAGTATCCTTTGATATAATAAGTCATCACCAATAACTACAGTTAATTCAATTCTAGGAATATTAATCTTAATACATTTTATTGCTCCCATTTGAGCTAATGCTCCGAATGTAGTTTTCTCCAATGTAGGAAGGGCTTCTTTTTTCTTTTCAAGAGGAGGTTCATACCGAGGATAACCACCTTCTTCTGGACTTCCCTCTACCATTCCTGCATCAAGATAACTTTGCTCTGCCAATAAATAAGCTGCATAATCCTGTTCTAATATCTGTTGATACTCTGCTGCATCCTTCTGTCTCATTCCAGTAATAATTTGTTCTGCTTCTTTTACAGATGTTATAATTGTCATTTGAGAAGGCTCTTGTCCTTCATAACCAATAAGCCAAGCATCCTTTTTAAGATACTCTTTGTACTCGTTGTTATCATGATTCCATTCTCTTCCTGACCAAGACTCATAACATTTCCACTCTTGTTCCATTTTCTTGCGATACATTTCGTAACCTCTAATATATGTATCTTCTGCAACCTCTCCAACATCACTAGGAAATTGAATCTCTCCATTGTCTTGTCCAGAAGTTATAGGATAGGCATCAGCTTGGTCTCCATCAGCATTATCTATCACTTGTGAAAATATAGGATAAAGTTTTTTAGCCTGAGATTTAGAGAATTTTCTAGAGATTATTATAGACTCTGCATCACCAAAGTATCTATCCCTTGAATTTGGGTCTACAAAAACATCCATAGGGTCTATATCTTTTATCTTTACTTCACCCCTATTATAGTCTGCAACAGGGTCTTGATAACATAATAAGTATCCCAATCCAGTTACATAATAATCATCAACAACTTGTCTAATAGCAGTTCGTCCATCCGAGATATCATAGATGTATGTTAATAGGTTACTTAGAACATTAGCCATCTTAACATCAGAATCTTCTCGTGGAGATATTTTAAAATTAGGTCTGTTAGCAGTAATTAACGCCTTAGCTGTCTCTACTGCAGGATGTATTCTATTAATTACAATAGGAGACTGCCCTCTCTTCTCTAATACCCTAGTCTGCTCTTCAGACCATTGTTTACCTAGTCTAAATTCTCTATCTTCTTGAGCGTGTTGAGCCCACGTTTCTCTCTTGTTTTTATAAATTCGAAAAAGCTCTTGAACCTTCTCTACTTTTTTAGAATCTGCTAAACGCTGAGCTTCTTCCAGCTCCTGTTTTAATTCTGCAGTCATTTCTTGCGCTGCTTCCTGCCCCATTCCTTGCGCTGATTGCTGTCCCATTCCTTGCATATTATTAGTAAGCTCTGGCATATCCATAATTTTACTCCTACATTACCATCCAATCAAGGCTTTTTTCCTCTTTTGTATCATTAGGGTCATTGACTTCTTCTATATCATCGAATCGAGAAGGCTTAGACTTGTATAAGGCAGTCCAAGTAGCATCCATTATATCGTCATGTTTGCCCTTAGGATAACTCATAAACTCTTGCTGCCCTGCTGTGTCCTGTGGTCTAAAGTAAAACTTACCTTTAGCAAACATAGGAACTAGAGATATTAGTCTTTCGGATTTCCTGTTTCTTGGTTTAACTCCTTGTTCTAATCCTGGAATATAGAGATTCTGCTCTAACATACTCTTCCTTACTGCGTCTCTTAGAGCTTCTTGATATCCAGTCGTTTCAATCTTCATTCTTTTAGGTCTATACTTCTTATAGGCATCTATAATTAAATCTGGTTGCTCAGAGGGGGGAAACTTGCCTCTTACAAAGTCTATTACGTATTTATTATCTTCCTTGTCAATTCCTATTATTGCTATAACAAAAAAATCAGCCCTTAATGCTAGACTAGAAGCAGGGTCTACCCCACAATATATTTCTACAGGCTTTATAATCTTATCTTGACCTATTTGTTTTGTCAAGCATCCGATACCTTTTATTCTTTCAAAGTCGTATTCATGCGTTTTCATCCATCCAGGTTTAAAGGGAGCACTATCTGGTGACTGGGCTATATTCATATACTCTTGATAAAACCCATTCAGGTTACCTATTGAATCAAATTCCTTCTTTATTTGTGCTATTCTTGTTTTTGGGAATCTTGCATCCCACAGACTGTTACCATCCTCGTCTTCTATGGCATACCACAATGTTTTCCAAGCATCACTATCTTTAGCCCAATACAAAAAACAATCTTCAGAGATAACAGTACCAATCATAGCCAACTTACCTTCATCGGATAAGGATGGAATAACTGCTTCTGTCATCCACTTTTTATTTTTAGCTCTTGCCTCTGCAGTATTAGCATTTAACTCGGATTCGTAATCATCTACTATAATTAGATTAGGTCTAGTATCTCCCTCAATAAATCCTCTCACTCTTTGTCCAGTACCTACAGCAATAATACGAGAGCCATTAGACAGTACAATATCAGTATTTGTCCATCTTGAGGCAGTAGTTGGCCCCATATCACCAAACATTTGTATGAAAGTATCAGAATGAGTTAAGTGGTACTTGATTCTTGATAGAAAGTTTATAGACTGAGCTTGTGACTCTGATATGATAACAATAAATAAATCTTCTGTAGTTGGCTTAAAAGCAACTTTCCATAATGGATAAACTAATGAAGTAGTGGTACTCTTTGCAGTTCCTCTTGGAGCAGCAATTAAAACTCTCTTTAATTCCTCATTAGCTAAAGCTGAATATATCTCAGCATGAAAAGGAGGAATTTCCTTCCTTAATGCAGTAGGAAACATTGTTCTTCCAAATAATGCCATGTTAGTCTTTAATCTCTTTAAAGCATTTAGCTTTTCATAATGTTTTTCGTAATCCACTATACTTTCTTTTTGGGGGCCTTACCACCAATCCAAGCTTCGTTCACATCTTTGGTAGACTTATCGTCACCTTTATATCTACCTCTTTTATCTCTGGCTCTTTTTTTATAAGTATCAGAGAGTGTATAAGGTACACGTTCTCCTTTAAGACGTTTCTTGGGTTCTGTTCCCCATATTATATCTAGTATATCTTTTAAAGTTTCTTCTATCTTAGCCATAAATTCCTTTTATTCTTTTTCTTTTGTCTCATAACTTCTCTTTTATAACAATCAACACAAAATGGTATTGAGTCATTTGTAACAACAGCTATATTCTCACATTTTGAACACTTAGTCATAAGAAACCTTCTTTAAATTATCAAACCTACTTGCCATCCAATCTAATAGCATACTTTCAGCACTATAATAAACTTGATAGCCATGTAAGAATAGATATCTTAACATATAATAACAAACCTCACGATGTTCCATTTTATGGTCTTTTTTAAAAGTATCTAAATTTTTCTTTAACTTTTCAAAGTCAGAGTCTCTACCCATTCCATAACTCTCGTTTGTACTCTTGAATTGTTTTGCGAGTGTATTCTTTTTTATCCCCTGATTAAGGGATTCGTGTGCCCAGTAAAAATAAGTACGGACATCATAACTAACTCCATGTAAATATAAAGGGACTTTGTTATCTTTGAATAATTGAGTAACTAGATGCATTGCAGCATGTGCTACAGATAAATGCATTATCATTGGTTTACATTCCCCTGACTTATAATCAGCATTAAATTGATATTGCTCTGGGTCATCCAAGTTAATAACTTTATCTATAGGATTACCTAATCGAATATCTTCACAATATTTAGTCATAGCAGGAAAAAACTTTTTATTCATTCGATTTATGCTCGTACACTCTTTGAGCTCTAAGGATTTAACCCTAGCTCCAGTTTCAGGATTCCTCCAAGTGCTTCCCTTTCTTTCTGGAGTCCCCATCCCCACTTTTGTCAACCTGGCATTCAATATCCTCGATTTATAAGGCTCTTCATCAGATTTAGCTGCAATATCTTTTATGGTGCAGTTATCTCTCCATAAGAGAACATCAGACCTTCCTTTTATAAAAGACCTATTTAATCCTATTATAAAGTTTGACTTGTCATTGAGTATACTAGCAGGTACTTTATTTAAACAAGGCGAATTACCTAATATGTGTACTGAGGTGTATTTTGAACTATCGAAATTATTTATCCAAGATGCATGCTCTTTTGACGAGTCTTGATAATAGTGGCTATTCATTGATTGAGCAGTATACCATCCAGTCCTTATATTTCCATTAGAGTCTCTATCAGGAGTGACTCCAAATTTAGACTTTGCTACATTGAAGGTATTCTTTATTATTGGAAGGTTATCAATCTTTTTCAGCATCTAGGTCTAGGGGCTTTTCTTCCGTCTTTTCTGCTAATAACTTCTCCTCTTCAAAGATATCATCTACTAATTTCCTTGTAGATGTAGCTTCTAGACGTTCAGTGGTTTTGACCAGATGTTTTTCTTTCATTCCATGCATATCTTGAAGATTATCTACTGCCCTCATCAAGTTAGTTACATCGTCTTTCCTTTTAGCTACCTTAATTGTTTCTTTTAACAATTCTATTGTGTAGTCTGTTGAAAGCTCATGGTCATTTAATAGTTTATTCAGTTCATCACTTTTCATTTTCTTAAAAACCTCCGTTTTCATCATTCTTCGCCATCGTCGCCTTTGCCTGTCACTCAAGACACCAAAGGCTGTATCAATCGCTAAGTCTGCATTAAACTTACACTTAACATAAGTCATAGCTAGATTCTTCATCTTCTCTTGACCAGCTAATACTTCCATGTAAGGCTTACCAGTTAGAGTATAAGCAGACTTCCTGCCTTTTACTAAAAGAGGACGCGAACTGCCTTTTGGATTAAAAAAATTGTAACCCCAAGGAAACCTAATATAAGTATTCTTCTTTTTATTGATTTTGTCCTCATAGTCTTTCCTTTTGATAACACGTGCAACATACCCATCGTCGCTAACCCCATAGTCACCTTGCTCTGCTTCTTTCCAATAAACATACTCCAAACCCTCTTTAGTTGCTTCTTTTTCTTTATAAACTTTATATTGAGTAGGCCCAATATTATTATGGTTTATAGTTATTATATACATTACTGTTTTTCAATTCTACGCTTACATTCTTCACAGGTAACAAAATCTCTTTTTGGGTGGGCATCTAGTTCTAATCTAGCAACTCTTACTTGCATTGCATCCATCTGGTCATCTAAGTTGTTTTTTTCGAATACATACTTCATTATAGCTTTAAGGACTTTAGGAGTTAGTAGTTTTAGGATGCCTAAAGGCATTATATGTGACCATGCCCTTCGTGGTCATCAGGCTTGTTAAAGGGTTCAGCAAAATTACCTTGATGCTCATCTCCTACTATCTGATTGTATAAACGTGCCTTTTCTTCTGGATTATGAGCATGAAAACCCTCTAGTGAATGTTCATCTTCATACATATCCTTCTGTCCACCAGATTGAAATAATTCCTTTACATAGTTGCCTAAGAATCCAAACAAGCCCATATCCCTATACTGAGCTACGTGAGGAGTTTCCTCCTTGGCTACAAGCTCTCCCCATGAACTATACTCATTACCTTGTTGAATATTATTCATATTTAGTAATTGTTCATCGCTCCAATCCTCAGCGTTATTAAAAGCATCTTGTCCTCCA